CTAGGATTGTATCTCTATTAAAAGATAAAAGATTTTGATATTCTTTATCTCTCCATTTTTTATCTTCAGGATAATATGGGAATCCTTTGTTATCTTTCCAATCTCTTACTACGTCTTTTGCGTTTGACATTTTTTTTTCTCAATTTTTTCTTTTTTCTTTTCTTTTTCTTCTTTTTAATAATATATTTGTTTTTGTCATAATCGCCTTTAACATATACATTCCCAGGTATAGTATTTTTTGCCCAACTTGTGGTACCGATTAAATTCATATCCATTTTAACATAAAATCTATTTGCTGTCAAGTTGTCGGCTCTTACTGATAAGAATACACACCCTGGTTTACAATATTCAAAAAAATTGTTTAAAATTGATTGAGCATTACCAGAACCTGGCGAATCACTTGCAATTTGATGTAATACTGTATCACCTGGACCAAGTAAAACATCACCTATTTTTTGTCTTCTTTTAGCTTTATGAAAAGTAATTAATATCCCATCTTCTAAAATAAGTTGTTTTCTATCAATCATTCTCATCATATAGTCTGTTCTAACGTGAGGAAACCACTTTTTATGTTTGTAAAATATTTGTTTTACTTTTTCAAAATCTATTTTTTTAGCAAAAATCATTTTAATATATTAACATCACTTTCTGTTTCTATTATAACACGAGCCCCACAATTTAGCAAGGGTTTATCATTACCACCATAGATAACTTTACTAGGGCCTAGTATTTCTACTTCGTGGCAATATGTATTGTTTTTGCCAGATTTAACTGTAATGACAGGATCGTTTTTATCGTGTTTTTTATTTGCTCGTATAACGTGTTGGTTAACGTGTATATATGTCTTTTTATTCTTCACTTTGTTTTAGTAAGTTTTTTATTTTATCATTATTATAACAATCTACAACTAAATGTAATCTGTCAAAATCTGCTTTATTATGTACGGCGTGTGGTTTAGAAACATCTGTATAATAATATTTACCTGTTTCTAAATTAAAATGAAACATATCTTTTCCTTCCCACAGATAAAAATGTACGTTGTGATTTGTCTTTAATGGAATATGTATTCTTACAATATTACCGTCTTTTATTTCTTTATCAACTTTATCAGTATGTTTTGAAATAGATGTACCTGCTCTTAATCTCATCACTCTTACTCTTTCAAATTCAGCAGGTATGTGAGATAGTATTTCTTTTATTGGTAGTAATTCAGCATATTCATATAGATATGTCCATCTTAAAGGTTGTTTTTCTACATCACTTTTTAAAACACCTGGTTTTAATATATTAGAAATATCATCACTATAACCTCTTATTGATATAGCTTGCCATTGTTCTTTTTTATTGTTTTTTGTTTTAACAGCAACAAATTCTATACTATTTAAAAAGTTTACAGCCTCATCTAAACTTTGTTTATAATGAGGTAAATCTAATTCTTTGCAGATTGAGCTTGCCATAATTTTTGAACCCTCTTTATTTCTTTATCTCTTTTTTTAAGAGCATAATCTAATTTAAATTTAGTTACTTTTTCTGTAAATACGATACCTTGCATATGGTCGTATTCATGTAAAAAACATCTTGCAACTATACCAATCATTTCTTCTTCTTGTTCTTTCAAGTTTTCGTCAAGGTATTTAACTTTTATAGCACTAGGTCTTTTTATATCTAAAAATAAAAAAGGAAAAGTTAAACAACCTTCTTTTAATCTTGTTGTTTGTTTACTTGTTTCTACAATTTCAGGATTGATACAAGTCCACTTTTTGCCTTTGTGTATTTCAGGATGATTACCCATAACAAACATACGATATGGTTTACCAACTTGATTAGCAGATAATCCTATACCACCGTATCTTTTCATTGTTTCAAACATATTGTTAACAAATTCTTTTACTTCTATTTTTTCTTCTTTTTTAAATGTTTCTACATCAAATGGTGCTATACTTGATAACACTCTTGGATCAGTTGGTGGTAATAGTTCGTATGTCATTATGCTAACCTCGTAAAGTTTTTATATTTTTCAAATTTAATTATTGATGTGAATTTATCAAATAATATATCTCCTTTATGTGATATAATAAAGGTGTTTTCATTTGTCAATGTTTTAAGTATTTTAAAAAAGTCTTCAGTTCCTTGACCATCTAAACTACTATCAAATATTTCATCTAGTATTAGTAGATTTGTATTTGTACTATTTTTCATTTTGGCAATAGTTCTCCAAGTAAATAATAATGCAAGGTCTATTCTTAACTTTTCACCTTCACTAAAACTGTTATAGTTAAAAGTATCTCTAAATCTACTTTTTATTGTTTCATTAAACTCCTCATCTAAATGAAAGTTAACAAAGAAGTCCATAGATTGTAAATACTTATTGATTAAGTTATTCATTATAGGTAGATACTTTTTAATAATGTTTGCTTTAACACCTGTGTCATTAAGTATTTCTCTGGCAATATCTATATATTTTTTTTCTTCTACTACTTTTTCTTTTTCTACATTTATTTGTAATAATTCTTCTTTTAATTTTTCAAGCTCTTCAGCAACTTTATTTGTGTTTTCTTTATCGTTTTCAAGTTTAGCAATCTCGGTATCTAATCTATTGGAGTGTCTATTGATTTCTGAAATAGAAGTATTTACCTTGGCAACAGATATATTTAATTCAGATAACTTTTCATTTATCTTATTCATTTCTTTTATTTTGATTTCTGTTTTTTCTATTTCTTGTAATAAATCATTTAAACCACTTTCGAGTTCGGATATCTTATTTTTTTCAGCAGATACTTTACCTTGTTTAAATACTTTATCAATCGGTTGTGTACAAGTAGGGCAGTTATCATTTTCTTCAAAAAACTGTAAATTCTTTTTGTGATTTGATAAGTTTGTTTCTATCTTTGTTTCTAGTTTAGATAGTTGATTAGCCTTCTTATTATATTTGTCACCGCCCCATATTTCTGCTTTTGTAGAAATTATTTTTTCATTGAGTAGTTGTAACTTTTGATTGTATTCATAGTTACTTTGCTCATTTTCTTTTAGTTGTTGTCTTCTATTTTCTATATCGGTAGTATCCCTACTTTGTATTTGTTCAAAATGTTTTTTTTGTAACTCGTATTTTTCAGTCATTAAATCGTATCTATGTCTAACATCAACCACGGCCTTACTTAACTCACCTTGTTTCTGTCTTAACAATAAATCCATATGACTAAAGACTCTTATATCTAATATTTCTTCTACAACCTCTCGTCTATATCTTGCTCGTAGGTGCATAAAAGGTTCGTATGATGTAGAACCTAAAATAACAACTTGACAAAAGGCACGATAGTTACATTTTAAAATATTTTGTTCTAACGTATTTTGATAATCAACGTTTGAAGCATCCTGATTTAATAATACATTGTTGCAATAAATCTCAAACTTATTTGGTTTAATGCCTCTTACTACTTTATATTTTTTATTGTTAGTTTCAAACTCACATTCTATTTCACAATCATTTGAGTTGATTGTATTTACTAGTTGTTCTTTTTTAATATCTCTAAAAGCACGATTAAAAAGTGAAAAACATAATGCGTCAAGCATAGTTGATTTACCTGCACCATTTGTACCAATAATAAGTGTTGATGGTGCTTTTGCTAGGTCAACTTCTATAAACTGATTACCAGTAGATAGAAAATTACGCCATCTTAACTTTTTAAAATATATCATACTTTACTGTCATTTGCTTCTATGTAAATAGATTTTAAATATTCTTTTAATTTTGTTTTGTTTATATCTGTTTCTAATTGGTCAACATAATTATTTAGGAATGTAACTGTGTCTTCGCCCATTTCTAAAATATCTTCTCTTACACTAGCCTTAATATCAGAATAATCTTCTATAATATTTAAATCATATACAGTTATTTTATTATACAATCTTTCAACAAATTTGTCAAATACCTCTTCATCAGTTTTATTTAATACTATCAATTTTATAAAATGATTATTATAATCTGTTAAGTCAAAGTTTTTATAGTCTTTTTTCTTATCATCATATATTATTTTTTTATGAATTGTTAAAGGATTTCTTATTCGTTCTATTTCTCTTGTTTCAGTATCAAAGATGTGAAAGCCTTTTGGGTCTTGGTAGTCTGACCATGTCATTTCATATTGAGCGCCATTATAATGTATTTGTCCATCATCAGTATGTTTGTGAAAATGGCCTGATATAACTCTATCAAATCTATTAAAATCTGATTTTGCTAAACCATGTTCATTGATTACGCCATTTTGCATTTCAATGCCTTTGATTTCTAAATGACCAAAACATAAATCTGCTTTTGCTGTTCTTAACATATTCATGGAGTGTTCATAATTATCATCACATATCCAAGGTACAAATAAAATAGGTGTACCATCAAACTCTACCACAGTTGATTTTGTATATATCCAAGGTTCATGTTTTTTATCAAATGAAGTATAAAGATTTTCAATAGCATTTACATCATTTGTATTTTTAAAATAAGTATCGTGGTTACCGATAATTATATGAGTATCAATCTGTTCTTCATATAGTCGGTCCCAAAATTGTTTTCTAAAAATAGAAGCAGTTTGAAAGTTAATAAACTTTCTTCTATCAACTACATCACCTAAATGAACCAATGTTTTAATATTATGTTCTTCTAGGTAAGGAAAAAAGATTTCATTATAAAATCTTAATTGATAGTTTCTAAACGCTTCGCTATCATTACGAACACCGAAGTGTGTATCATTCAACAATGCTATTTTCATTATGTATCTAAAACGCTTGTATAAGTTCTTCTTTTTCTTTTTTTAACTTTTATTTCTTTTAGTTTAGGTTCTTCAGTTGATGGTTTATTTTTTCTTAAAAATTCTAAAAACTGATTTTTATAATCGTTATTTGTATCACCAGGTAATGTAGTAAATTCATCTATATTAGCCTGTTCAATCATTCTATACTTAATATTTGTTTGTTTCTTTTCTTTCTGTATTCTTCTTATAAAAGCATAGTAAATGATTTGTGTAAAATAAGCAAATGGATTATTTGATTTTTGAGGATTAAAGTTTTTAAGATATTGTAAACAATTTTCTATACCATCAGAAATCATATCATCTCTAAAAGTATAGTTTATAAAATTAGGTCTATAAGATAAGTGATTTGCAATCTTTAAAAAACATTCACCTATATAATTTGTAACTGGTGGTGCTTTTCTGTTTCTTTTTTCTGCCTTATCACACTTGTCCTTATATTCTATCATCGCCTGTAGAAACTTTTTATTATCTACATAATGTGCTGATCTTTTTCTTGTTTTAGTCATAATTATATAATACTATATTTTGTTGTTTTTGTCAATGGTTTATCATATCAACCAATTATAAATGGCTCTTAATGCAAGTAGTAAATACATAAGTTCCATAAGTGCTCTAGGTATGTCTTTATCTTTTATACCCATATATATCCATATACTACAGGATACTGTTGCAATTGACCATCCTACCCATTGAGTGCTAGGATTTGCATTTGATAGTATGTAGGCACCTATCATGGCTAGTATAAAACCTAACCATCTCATACCATCTAATCTTTTGTAAAATCTAATCTTCATAGTCGCTTGACATAATTTAAATTCATTGTTATAATACCCATGTGGGTTGTTACCGAGAACCAGCTACCTAATTAGTGTATCTTCTTACTAGGCATATTTAACATATCAGTTAGTTGTTCTAGTTTTTCTTTATCAATATCATCATATTGTTCCGAGTCATCCCACTCTTCCTTTTTAAGATTTCTTTCTATATAAGAAGGAAGATTATCCTTAACATTTTCTAGCTTACCTACAATCTGTGTGTATCTTTCATTAAATTCAGGAGTTGCATTACAGATGGTAAGAATTTTATCTATGGGTATAGTAACTATTTTATCTCTAGTAAAACCTACCCAACGCACTAAGGCTATATAATCTGCAATACCTCCTTCAGTAAATTGAGGAACATATTTGATTAACATAGGATCTTTTAATCTAACCAAACGAGATTTTTTAATTTGTTCTTCAGCACTTGAATCATCTATTTTACAGGCAATTTCTTCTCCAGAAACTAAACGTATGATTTTAGCATTTTTAATGTCTAAAGTTTTCATATAATTATTTATCTAAATTAACGGTGTGAATTTCATAGTTAAAACTTTCCCGATTATAGATATTAACTCTTTCCTGAAAATGTGTTAAGGTAAAATTCTTTTTATCTTTATAGGTTAAATCATCAGATATATCGTAAACTGTAGCACTTTGTTTTTTATCACCAACTCTTAAACCACGGCCAATACTTTGTAACACTCTTATAGGGCTCTTACTAGGGCTACTAAAAATAATGTTGTGTAAATTACGAATATTGATACCAGTGCTAAACGTCCCGAAAGAAGCGACAATAATTGCGTTGTCCGACTTTTCTGTGATTGCTCTAATTTTTTCTCTATCATCTGTTTCTGTTCCACCATAAACAAAAAATACTTTTCGTTTTGAATCTACTTTTTCTTTAATTAAGTTATATAAAATTTCACCATGTTTTTCTACTAATTGAAATAAGCATAAAGTATTACCATTTAAGGCCAAAGTAAGATTTCTTATATATTTGTTACGAGCAGTATTTTGTGTTAAGTATTCTAGTTCTTCAAAATATTTTACACCATATACTTTTTTAGATTCTTCTTCTGGATATTTTAAGTTTAAACAAACTACTTTTAAATTTGCCAGTTGTTTTTTATCCATTAATTGTTTTGTTGTTACTACTCTATTAACTATACCAAATAAACCTGTTAAT